TGGGGCAACACCTTACCGAAATGGTCGGGTGTTGCACTCAGTTTTTGCGGCCGCCGGAATTATAGATTCCGTCATTTTCCCAAATCAGCCACCAGATGAAGCTTCTAGTAATCCGATCTTTGATTTCTGGCATTTGCCTCTACCGCTAATAGGTCTTGCGATTTTGATTTGGCTTTGTGAGCGAAAGAAATGATATCCCAATAAGATTTTATATTCTTGATATTAGGATCGCTCGGAAAACGGGAAATCTGCGCCGATGACAAAAAGCATATTCAGAAAAAAATATTAATCTCCACATAAGTTATATAGCGCCAGATTGACTGGCGCTACTCAAAATTAAAGAAGAATCCAAGAGGATCCATCGAAAATCGCTTCCTGAGTCGTTCCTTCTGTCATATTTATTAATCCACCAAAAGAAAGAGTACCTCCGGTCGCCGCACTAGTTCTATATGCTTTGACGACCTGCCCTTTAAGTGGCTTGGATGGAAAATTTATCGACCTAACACCTGTAATTGGAGATCTATACAAAACTGTTGCGCGCTGGCACCTCGGTACAAACGAACTCTCGTCGCCTGGCAAAAGCGCAACCGGCGAAAGGCACCCATCAATGTATACGCTATTACCACCAATGTCGATTAGTGGCTGGTATCCAGAACTCAAGAAAGAAAGGTGCAACTCAGAACTTGACACTGTACCTCCACCGAAATCAACTACAGAAACTTGCGTTGCTGCTGAACTGAAGGTGACAGAGTGGCGCAGTCTAATATTTGCAGTGGAAGAACTTATGCCGCCAGACATGGCTATCCCTCCGATGCTTAGCATAGAGTCAGAGTTAACAATTCTCCCTGTGATGTCAACATTACAACTCTTTGAGCCTTTTATATCGGTAACAAATACACTGCTATTGTACTGGTGCTTGATAAGCTCTGATTTATCCTTTGTGCAAAGGATGCTGACATTTATGTCTACTCCAACAGCGCGAGCCAGCACAACAGACTGCTGGCAATTTATAGCTCGAATCTTTCCGGTTATGCCGGCAAATGCAAATTGGGATGGAGTTGAGGTGTATGCCGCGCCACCGAAGACAAATGCCCTATAGCAATCTTCAGCTGTAATGTCAATATCTATTCCTGAAAGAGGAATAGATGCAGCATCATTCAACGCTACATCTGATCCAAATCCTACAGAGCAGTTTTTAGCATTGCCTCTGAACTTGATATTCCTAAATGCATTGGTGTTACCAGTTCCAGGCTGGATAGTGAACGCCTGTCCGCCATCAATAGACCCATCTGTCTTGTAAATTGCCGGAAGGTCTAAACAATTAAGCTCAAACGTTACATTCTCTGCTCCGAATACAAGGCTAACCCCGTTTGATCCGCTAGTGGCTCCAGGGGCAGTTGTGGCAGTAACATTGGGAAACCCGGTAAAATGAGCGTTCTTTATCCCGCAGCATTGCAAAACATCAGCGCCATCGGTAGACGTAGTTCTCAGAGTCGTTGTCCGGCAGAAATCGATTCCGCCACCCTGATAGTCCTTCATTGGCTGACCAGCTACGCGCGGACCTGACCATGCCCAGTTTGCATCTCCGAAATCATAAACGCCTGGGCCATCTGGCCCCGGACCGTAAAAGGCTCTAATTCCCCGCGGATAACAGTACGCTTCGATGGCAAGGTCTTGAGCAGTGCAGAATCCAGACGACAGCGGCAATCCGTAAAATTGGGCATCTACGCGCCCATGTTCGTCCAGGTCACTATGCCAAGTCCCACCAGTAGCAGAAAACATCATTCCACCATCATCGGTAGAAGTCCCTGGAATCCAGGTCAAATACCGTTGCCCCTTACGGTCACCCTCCAGGTAGTTCTTTAGGAAAGCTCTGTCGCCAGAAAACCTTCCAGGGGTCAGTCGGAGTTCTGCGACAGAATTAATTATTAGTGGTTGTCTCCCAACCAACGCAGACCCTTTGTATGGGTCTGTAGCATTGGAAATGTCCTGACGTAGAGACTGGTCCGCCTGAGCAACAAGTGGATCCTGATCGGTGGCCCAGTTTCCGGTCAGATTGACGGGAAAATCTGCTGGGCGCTTGACGCTGTAGAGATTTCCGTCACGCTGGATCAGTTGGGTCGGGCGGTCTACGGTCAGCGGTGAGCCGTCGACATATTCAAGGAAGCCTGGCTCGAATCCTTGAGCATCCAGCCAGTCATTGAACTGCTCTTCATACCCCTTCATCGTTGGGCGACTAACGCCGAAACGATCATTCCACGTGGTGTTCACCCGGTCGTTCATCGCCGCGTCGAAGTTCTCGGTGTTGTCGTACAGATCACGCGGGTCTTTGGAGCCCAGCGGGTTACCGGTGGCGTAGGTCGTCATGCAAATTCTCCGGGCATGAAAAAGCCCGCTCTATGGCGGGCTAGGTTGTGTATGGTTGTCCAGGTTAATCTATAGCTTTGCAGTATTCTTAGATGCGTAGCTCGGCAGGTCCAAGCTAACAACACAAGAATAGGAGATTGAATTGACAAGCAAAAAAACATGCAGCAGCTGCAACGAGGAACTGCACGTATCAGAGTTCATAAAAAATAAGCAAAGAAAGGATGGACTCCACTCTCAATGCAAGTCATGCGTAAACGAAAAACGAAAAAAATACAGAGAATTGAATTACGAAAAAATCCGATCAAAGCAGAAAGAATATGAGAAACAAAATTATGAAAAAATCCTCTCCAGAACAAGAGAATGGCGCGAACAAAATCGTGAAAAAATCAGACTGAAAAGCAAGACATATTATCTTAATAACTCAGAGAGACTAAAAGAATACTCAAAATCATGGAAATTGAAGAATCAAGATAGGGTAAAGGCTCATGCAAAGTCTTGGGCATCCAAAATTCAAGGAAGGCATGCAGAAATATGGAGGAAAAGAAAAGAAGAAAACCCACAAAAACTTATTGAAAAAAGAAGAAATTACTACAGGAAAAACAAAGAAACAGAGAACTCTAGAGCCAACAGCTATATGAAAACTCGAAGAAGCATAGATCCAATATTTAGATTAAGGTGCAATATTCGCTCTAGAATATCAACAGTACTAAAAAGACAGGGCATAGGAAAATCATCATCCACAGCAGAGATACTTGGATGCGATTGGGATACGTTACGATTGCACATAGAGACTCTTTTTCTGCCCGGAATGACTTGGGAAAATCGGGATTTGTGGCATATTGACCACAAGATCCCGCTTTCCTCTGCATCCTCTAACGAGGAGGTAATCAGGCTGAATCACTATACAAATCTTCAACCTCTTTGGGCAGAAGACAACCTAAAGAAGGGGGCCAAATTGGATTACTCAGGCGCAAATGAATCGTCATAATCGTATACTCTTTCAGAATAGTTCACCGCACGAACGGACGCCGCGGTATTGCCGCTGGGATCGATGGAACTGATCAGGGCCGGGTATGGGTTCCCCAGCAGCAGGTGCGGCGGTTCGATTTCCCAGGAAACATCAGGGACGAAATCGATGCTGGGAATACTCAGCCGGTAGTCGTCGATCCTGGATGCCGGGTAGCCACCGGAAACCGTTCCGTCTGGGCGTCGCAGGTACAGCGCAGGAGAGTTCAGTAGCGACCAATCGAGCGGCTCGCTGGACTCGATCAGCACCGAGTTTCCCGAGATCACGAACGATTTCAGATATGCGCTCTGCGCCAGCCCAGGGCCTGGAACATCGCCGGCGAGGGCCACGTAATCCCAGAACTCGCTGTTCAGCGCGTCGAGGCCGGTATCGAACGAATACTCGGTTCGCCGGTATCGCTGCGCCATCCGGCGACGCATTCCGTAGCGCCAGGCGCGATCGCGGTTTGTGACACCGACAGCCGTGATCTTCTCGACCTTCCTGCCGACATCCCCGGGCAGGCGGCACTGGACGGTATCTTCTATCCAGCCGTTGGCATTGACGAACTCAACATCGACTCCGTCATAGTCGTCCTCAGACGGAGCGCTGATGCTGATCCTCAGTGGACCATCCATGTTCTGCGGCGAGTACATGTGCCCGAACGTTGTCCTGGGCTCGTCTCTGGCCGCAGAGATCACGCCGCGTTTGATGGTCTTCTCGGCATACCCGGCCGCAAGAACATCGTCCATGATCTGCGCGACGGTGATCTTGCCGTCCTCGTAGATCATGTCGAACGTGTCGCCGCGGGCCTTCCAGATGGCGTCCAGCCGATCCAGTTCTTCGAGATCGAGATCCGCATCGGTATAGCCGCGTTCCTTCGCGATGTAGCAGAGGAATGGGACGATGTCTCGCGTTGCTATCTCGGGTGTCCATGCACCGTTCTGCCGAGTCGGTAGCATGCGGGTAGCCTCTACCGAGACACGGCTTTCTGTCTGCGCCGCGATACGGTCAGACGACCGATACCTGACGGCCATTGTTGTGACGCCGGCGTAGGACGACGGAGCCTGGAGGCGCGCGCGCATCCCGTACCACTGGGTGCGGTCTCGGTACTCGGATGTTGAGTTGCCGCCCTGGTTGACGAACACTTTTCTGATGCGAAACTCGGGCCGCATCATGTACGGCAGCGGGATGCCGTCCGTAAAACCCTGCTGGTCGAGAGAACTGCCAGCATGGTTCTTGCTGACCGTCGTCCATGCGCCGCCGATGGCCATGTCTCGCCACTGGATGTCGTAATAGGTGCTGATCTGGTAGATCTGCCCTTCCCTGCCTACACCGCAAAGCCCTTCCGGGCAAAATACATCGATCTCGACGAAGTTGGTCTTCTCCGACACAGGGCACGCCGGGAAGGGACCGCGCCAGCCCCCTTCCAGGCTGGTCGGATCGATGGTGACTCTGGACGTAGACGAGTTGAGAGCGGTGAATCCTGGCCAGTCAACATCGACGCCGCCCGCACTGGTCAGCCGCTCGACGGTGAGTTGCTGCGCGCTGTACGCCGTGATCCGATAGCGCAGCCCACGCGGGCCGATTGCTGCATTTCCGGAGCCGGTCTGCAACGCATTGGCCGGCGAACCGTTGCTGTAGTTGAGCGTCATCGACGTTGAGGTGATGTCGTTCACCAGGTAGAGGCCGCCGTTGGTGCCGACCACCTCGATCTCATCGCCAACATCCAGCCCGAGCTGAGCGATATCCCCCGTCACGACGTCGCGATTCGTCCCGCCGCCATCGTTCACCGAATAGGGGTACATCGCCTCAACCCGGAGGATCGTCCCCGCAACCCAGTCAGAGGGGAACGACCCGGCTCCGGCAGAAATGATGATGTTCGTTCCGGAAAACGTGAACGTAGTTGCCGACGGGTTCGGGGTGAGATTGGAACTCTCGGTCAGGTCCAGGCCGGCATTACCAGTTGAGCTCGCACCAACTTCCTCAACCAGGTGCCACCAGACCGATGCCGGGTGCCCGCTGACGTTCTGCCCTGGTTCGAAAATCTGGAAAGAGGCATCAGCGCCCAGTGCCAGGAACGACGTATCACCGATTTTCGCTGCCCCTTCGGCGATCTGGAACCGACCACGGCCAATACACAGGAGCATTTCGGTCCACTGCTCACGCGGACCGGCGAAATACTTCCGGGGCGGCAGGATGTAGTCGGGATAAATCAGACGACGTCCAGCAACTTCGCGGATCGCATCGCCGAGCTTGACTTTGTTCCCGCGCGCGCTGGTTTCAGAGAGCGACGCGCCCTGCCCGGGGTTCGTCGGCATGCCGGGCAATTGAGGCATGAGCATCCGAAAAACCGATTGCGCCCCCTTGAAAAGGGCCGCAGTAATCGTGAACGGATCAGTCCCGCGCGGGAGCTTGTAGATCCTCACAATGTCGCCGCGGTCGATGATGCGCTCAGCCCACTCACCGGGATGGATGAACTCCTCATGGGCCTTTTTCTGCTTGTCGGTGAGGTCATCGCAGAGCGCAACCTCAGCGGGGACAGCACCGATAGAGAACGGGTGGACGTCGTGGCAGCGGTACCCAGGCGAATTCGCGGTCAGCCAGGAATGAATCGTCATCCTGCGGCCGATCGGATGCCGCTCCAGCGGTTCTCCGTCAAGGAGCGATGGGTAGATTTCGATCATGGTAGAAGACCACCTTGGAGTATTTGTCGGAGAACTTCTGGAGCGGGGTGAGTGAAACCCCGCTTCCCGGGTTGATTTCGAGAACCCGGAGGCGTCCATCCACTTCAACCAGCAGACCTACGTGATCGAGCAGCCGCCCTCTGTAGGCCGCGGCGATGACCCCAGGTCCTGGCTCGCATTGCTCAAGCGCGCGGTGGATCTCCGCATCGCACGCCCTTTGCATCGAAACCGGGGTGCGCCGCGTGACACCGCCGAAGTCGGTCAGCATCGGCAGCCCGAACAACTCAACCCGCGCGATGAGCGTCAGGCCCCAGCAGTCAAGGCACGGCAGGGCCCGCCCGCCCTCGGTATAGATGGCGGTGAGGTATCTGTTCGGCATGGGATCAGGGCCAGTATTTGAGGCCAGGGAACTCGCTAACGTTGTAGATGTGGCGCAGCGCGGCGGTGTTGATGAGGTCGTAGTAGCCGGCCTCCACCTGGACAGTGAGGCTTTCGAATTCAGCCCCTTTCACGCGCATCCGATACGGCCGCTCGGCCGGCGCAGTCAGGTCGCTTTCAAGGTAGATCCGCAGGACAAGCGTGACCGGCTCTCCGGCGTCGATGGCCTCGGAAATATACTGCTGAGCAAAGCCAGTCACGTTGTCGATTGCGAATCCAACGTTCTGGTTTCCGCTGTTGTCACGCTTCGGGATCGAAACGTCGATAGCGCCAGCGATGAATGTCAGTAGCCGTCCGTCTTCTGTCATGCAGGTCAGGTCTTTGAACCCCTGACAGATGAGGATCGGATCGGGCCTGGAGGGTCGAGTAATCTCGATCGTTGCAATCGGAAGATCCGGCCCATCCGATGCATAGAACCGCTCAAGAGCCGTCGCCATGTCGAGGCCACTCCCTGTTCAACGCGATGTCGAAGATGTCAGCGAGGAGGATGTACTCGGGCAGAATCTCGGCCCACCCAGGATCGATGATGGGGCGTTCACGCAGTTCCAGCGTGGCGGTGAAATCCCAGAGCGAGATGCTGCCGCTGACCAGCTTTGGACCGTCGTAGATGTCGGTGAATCTGGCGGCATACGCACGCAAACCATCAGGAGTCTCAGGCGTCTTTAGCGGGCATTCGAACCAGTGGTAACCATCCACTAGAACATCACGAAACCATGCCTCAAACAGCATTGCCTCGCTGTCGCTGAGCCTCCACCTGACGCTTGCCATAGTTGGAGTAGCGGTGAAGTGACGCCTCTGCCTCACCCTCCCCGTCTGCATCTCCGTGCGGATTAGAGGGCTAACAGGGGTAAGCCCATAGCCCTCCCGCTGAGGCGGGCAGATATTGGGGTACTGCTTCATGTCCCGCTCCTGCGCATGCCGAACGAACTACCGATAGCCTTAGATGTACGGCCATCGCCGAATAGGTCGGCCACAACAACATCGATGATGTATTGGTCGTCCTGGCGGCGAGTATTAACTTGCCCTGCACGACTACGATCCTCGATCAGGTTGATGATCGGCGCTCCGCCGCTGCTCTGATTTGCGCGAACGTCATCGAGCGTCCTGTCGAGCTTTGCGCTCGTCTCTGCCGTCGTCACCCTCTCGCCCTTCTGGAGTAACCATGTGCCGGTTTCCGGAACAGCATCAATGCCATCGTGAGCCATGCCAGCGAGGGCGGACGCAGCAACTCCGGCAACCATTGGAGCGGTGATGCCGGCAGCCGAAGCAGCCGCCGCCGGAGCCAACAGCGGGCCTACGATTGGGATTGCAGCGGTGCTCGCAAATGCCGCCAGTTGAGCCTGGAAGGCAGTTGCTTGTGCGTTCGCGATGAGAGTAGAGGCGGCGCTAGCCTGAGCAGCTTTCCCGCTCACCAATTGCACCGCCTGATAGACCAGCCATTGGGCGGCCATCTGCGCGAGGGCGTTGATGATGCTTGTGGCCATCGTCTGCGCGATGTTCTTGAAAACATCGGCAAGACTCTCGCCGTCCATGATCATCGAAGCGATGCCGTCTCCTACAGCAGATGTGAGCCCGTCCAGCGTCTGCATGGTGAAGTCAGCAGCTTGCTGTTGATAGTCCGTGGCTGTGTCGCGATAGTTCTCCCAGGCAGACGTGACGCCATCCAACCAGTTGCTCTGAGCCTCATCCTGAGCTGCGTAGTACTCATGCTGGATTTCCAGGCGCTCGGCCAGAGCCTGGCGCAGGAGGTCAGTTTCTTGGTCGTAGAGTTCCTTGCTGATTTCTGCACTGTTGAACTGCTTCTGTAGATCGGCAAGCTGTTTGTTGTAGTCCTGCTGGATCTCCAGGTCTGCGCGCAGTCGCTCTCTCAGCTTGTCGCCGCTGCCAGATCCGGCCAGTTCAATCGCAAATCCTGCCCGAGCAGTTGCGTTCGATTCATTGAGCGTTGCACGGAAAGCCTGCGCCTTCGCCGCATCCTCGTTCGCCTGCTTTAGCTGCTTCAGGCGGTCAAGCTCTTCTGCCAAGCCATTCAAGCGTTTCTGCTGCTCGGCATTGATTCCAACCAGCTTGCCCGACTCAATTTCGAACTGAAGCTTTGCTACCTCGGTGGCATCCTTGCGCTTGTCGACTTCCGTGTTGATCAGCGCTATCTGTCGCTGATACGACTGCTCAACCGTTTCGTAGGCGCTTTGCAGCTTCTTAGCAGCAGCCTCTGCTTCTTTCCCGGCTTCCTTCTGCTCCTTGGTAAGAGCCTTGAAAGCTCCAGGCTTATTCGCCTGCTCACGAAGCGAAGCTAGCGTTTCGGCGAGCTTGGCTACCTGCCCATTGGTTCCACCCGTTCCGGCGCGGTCGATACTGTCCATGATGCCGGCATACTTCGCCACCGTATTGGACAGATCTTCTGCTGCCACACCAGCACTTGCCTTGATTCCGTCCCAGTTTTGCGCAAGGCGTTTAGCAAGACCGGCAGGGCCGGATGCAAGCTCAAGCCATGTCACACCCTCAAAGCCAGCCTTGGCCGTTGCAGCAGCGCCGGCAATCGACTTCCCTACCAGCTCAAAGGCGGCAACAGCACCAATCGCTGTCTTCGCTATCCAACGGAACGAATCGGCAACGAATTCGCCAACACTCACCATCGCCGTGCCTTCCTTGGTCACGTCGAATATAGAGTCAGCGAGATCGCTCAGAATTGGTATCAGCGCTGTGCTTAGTTGGTTTTTTAGGCCAGATGCGCTCTGCTCAACTAGCCATGTTGCAGCCTGAAGCTCATTCGCCGACTTAATCGTCTTCTCGTCGAGAATCGCTCCAGCGGCCTGGGCGGCGTCACCAAAGGTCTTGAATCCTTCAGCGTTATTGCGAAGCAACGGGAGCAGCGCAGTCGCATCGCTCGCGATAGCCTCCAGATAGAAGGTCATGTCCGACTGGCTGACCTTGGCCTTTTCCAGGCTTGAGACATACAAGCCAAGGGCCTGGGGGCCGCTCAGATTCCGGAACTGGTCTGCGGTCACGCCAACTTTCGGCGCTACATTCTCAAAGAAGTCCGCTAGCGCCCCGCCGCCGGTATTGAGGAAGTCGCCTACCTTGTCGTTCACATCCTTGAAAATGTCAGCGAGCTTTTCTTGCTCAATGCCAACCAGCTTTGCGCCGGCGGCATACTTCTGAAATTCAGTCGTGCTTGCGTTCGCAACGCTCGCCAAGTTTGCGATTTCATTGGCATTGCGAACTGTAGAGATAGTGAGGGCAGCAAGCGCGGTGATACCTGCCGCAGTAGCAGCGCCAATTGCGGCCCCGACCTTGGCCGCATTCTTCTCGACTTCCTTGCGCCATTTCTCAGACCGGCGCTCAGCGGCGTCCATGCCGGCCACGAACCCGCCGACCTTGGCGATGAGATCGAGCGTAAGCGTCCCTAGGCTGCGTGATGCCATTGCGGGCTCCAATGAAAAAGTCCGGAACGATCCGGTCAAAACGAAGGGCTAGGCCCAGGTCTCAAGGGCCTGATCTAGACTGATGACGGGCTCTTCTTCATGCGGCATGAAGTCGTACAACTTGTACGTCTCCTTGCTATGCGAGTTGGCGTAGAGCGCGGCGAGCAATGCCGAGCCGCGCTCTACCCTCATGCCGACATGGAGGCTCCCCCGCTTGTCCCGGAACTTGCACCAGCTAAGGAACTCCCTGTAGCTGAGGCGGGACTTGGCTTCCGCAATGGTTCTGCCGCCAATCCCGCACATCACCAGCTCATGCCAAACCTCTTCTAGTTCGCTGAGCTGGTCGTCTTTCCCAAGTTGTTCACCTCGGCGATAACGGTGAGCAGGGCGATGGTCAGGTTTCCATCCAGGGCGCCACGACCGGGATCAGCCTCGCCGGTGATATCTGCCGGCGTGAATACCGGCTTACCCTCTTCGTCCACAATTGACGCAGCGATACGTCCCGCTACGCCATCCACCTTGCCATTCATGGCCAGAAGGTCAGAAACAGCGGTGCTGTACGACAAGGGCCGGACGTACACGGTTGCAGTCAGTTCCTTATCGCCCTGTTTCCAGGTGATCTCTTTTTCGATGGGGGCGCCAGTGAAGGCGCCAGCTTCTTTAAGGGAATCAATCGACAGATGCATGGCCACTCCTTAAGCGGTTTTGAGAACCCAGGCGGAACCGCCGGAGCGCTGAATGGTTGCGGTAGAGGTCACTACAGCGTTGGCTGCGAAGTCGAACGGGAAGTCGCTCACATAGCCGCGGAAGACGAACCAAGTGCGCGTCGGTGGCAGAACGAAATCCCAGTCGCCGTTGCTGTCCTGAGCCTCGGTGGGTGCAATGCCGATTCCGTCAGACCAGCCAACCGCAAAAGCGATGTCCTGGTCGATCTGGTCGTCGGACTCGGACAATTGGTAGAGGCGGATATGGGAGCTGTTGCGCGGGTCAGCGTTGAGGGTCAGTGAAGCCTGTCCCGGCGTGCGTAGTCCGCGCAGGTAGCGCCGAACAGTTTCGCTAAGGCATGTGGTTTCGATCTGGTCGGCGGGGTTGCCGCCGGGGTTGAACGCGGTTGCGCACTCGACCTCGATTACTTCGTAATCACCAGTCGGGCTGCCGCTAGAATCTCTGGACGGAACCAGGGCATAGATCTGGGTTCCTTGAGCCAAAATTGCCATTGTGTTTCTCCTGTGGCGGGTTTCTTGAAGCACAAAAAAACCCGCTCAAGGCGGGTTGGTCGGTATTGGTTGGTCTATCTCTGAACTAGCCAGCCGACATCAAAGCTGTACCGATACAGCGCGGTGTCCGCATCAACCTCTTCGCCTCGCCAAGCGGTGATGTAGGCAACTGGCTCAATAGCGTCTCGGAGGGCCTGGGCAACTGCGCGTACCTGGGAACTAGTTGAGCCCCAGCAGTCGATTTGAATCACATAACGATCCAGGTCCGGGCGTTGGTTTAGGTAGTTCTCAGGGCTGCCTGCTACGCTCGCCCAGGTAGCATAGGGCCTGGGCGTCGACTGAGTGGCCCTGGAAAACTCGAACAATCTGATGGGATTGCTGCCGAGCAGCGCAACCACTTCAGGCGAAGCGCTGCAAACTTCGAAGATTGGCGGAAACATTAGCCCCTCCGTGCGGGTTTCTTCGCCGCATTCTTCAGAAGGCGATCCAGTTGTTTGCCGTAAGCAACCGCAAATACATCGGTAGCGGCTTGAATGTTGTTCTCCAGGGCTGGTCGCAGGAAGGGCTGGGGCGCAGCAGCCTTGACCTCCTTGCCGAAGAACTCGCCGGTCTCCTTATTGGCGAGCACCGACGGGCCCTTCTTGCGCTTACGCTTGATGACCCTGACTGGTCCTCGCCCAAATTCAATGAATCGCCAGTACCAGGTGTCGCCGCCGGGGTTGCTTTTGCTGCCTCCAACTTTGTAGGTCTTCCCAGCGCGCCCAGAACGAACATTTTCTCTGGTGTTTGAATATTGCCTAGCACCGCCCAGCACGCCGATACGAAACCCCAGGTTTCCTGTGCGCTTAAATAGTCGGGGACTCCAACGAACGGAAATGTTCTTGGCGATCTGATTGGCCGTTTCTGGATTGTCGATTTGCAACGCATTTTTCTTCGCTTCGGCTTCGATCAGTTTTGCTGCCCTGCGAAGGGCAGAGCGCCCCCCCTTGTAACGCAGGTCTCGGCTGACCGCTTCGAGCTTGCCAAGCAGTGAGTCAATGCCAGTGATGTTAAACTCGACGCCGTCAGCCATGGACTCTCCGAAACGCAAAGCTGGTGATGCCTTCTCGGCCAAGTTTCGACTCCTGGTCGCTTACCTCGACACATTCGAAACCTTGACGTTCGCACCATCCGATCAAACCGTGCATCGTGTGGTACCAGATATGCTCACCCGGCTTGTAGTGCTTGGAGGCCAGGCAGTCGGTCTGATCCTTGTAGATCGGCATGGACACGAACAGCCACTCGCCAACGTGGTCCAGCAGTTTCTCCGGCTCCGGGATGTGCTCCAGGCTGTCCCAGCAGGTCACAGCTTCTGCATGATGCTGGTATGGGTCGTAGTAGCGCTCCTGCGCCCTCAGCCAGTCCACCGCCTCCGGGTTCACGTCGAAACCCATGGCGCCGGACTCGGTGACGAAACGGCCTCCTCCGATACCGATGTCTACCACCTGGCCGGCAAAGTGACGGCGCACCAGATCAAGACGGGCCTGGGTCAGCGCAGCGCCCATCGGGGTAGCGTCAAGCAGCTGGTACTTCTCGAAATACGGTCCGCTATAGTCCATCGGAGGGCGCGGGTGGAAGCCCATGCCAAGCTCTTCAGACCAGAGCAGGCAGTCGGTCAGCCCAGGCGGCAAAGCGTGCGTCATGATCGGCGATCCTTTTGTCGCAGTTGTGCTGCTTCATGGTGCAGCGGCAGAACCTGTCAGGAACCGCGAAGGTGATGCGGGACAGGTCCATGCACTTGTCGGTGATGTGTTCTGGCGAGTTGTATCCGCCCTGGCCGCCGCAGATGATCCAGGCCGGAACCTTGGCGGCGATGCTGGCCGGAACGATCCAGCCGATGCCGCCAATCACGGCATCTGCGTGCTGGAGCAGCGCCAGCAGTTGTTCAACCGGCAGTTCGCCCTTGTGGAACTGGATGTCTGCCGGCGGGAGTGGATCGATGGCCCATTCCTTGCCCAGCTCCAGGTCGGCCACAGAGACCACTTTCCAGCCTCTGCGGCGCATCTCTGAGGCAGCGCTGGCGATGTACTCAGGCAGTGGGTTGCGCGTGTCTGCACGCCACTCAGCGCGCACCGTCGCGGGACGAACGAGAACATAGCGCCCCTCGACCGGCGACGGGCCGAAGTCAGGCAAATCGAACGCACCGGGCTCGCACCGGAAAGCTTGTCGCAAGCCGTGGATGATCGGCATCTGACCGTATGCGATTCGTAATTGTCCACCACCGAAAGGCTTGTGCCACTGCGCCGGGCGCTGGACGTTCTTCGCTTGCGTGCGAAGTTGGGTGCATGGACGCACGCATTTCACATCGATGTCTGAATAGAGTTGCGGCCATGGCGTTTCGAGATAGGCGCCCTGGTGCTTCTTCACGAACGCGCGCGCGTAGATATTGTCACCAAGGCCAAGCATTCCGCGGATAAACAAGCGACCTCCTAGCGTCCGTCCGTCAATCCATCAGAGCAGCGCAATCTCCATTCGCGCCGAGCGGTGACATCGGTCTCTGCGCTGGTGATGTTGTAGACTCGGCCATCCCAGATGACCCGCCAGGTGTAGAGTTCCAGGCGGTCAACCGGGAACCATCGGCAATTGATGCGAGCGGTGGTCTCCGCCTGCGTGGCATCGGCAGCGATCAACTCGCGACCCGGCCCAGTCAGAACCTCTGCGGGCAGGTCGGCGTGACCGGAGAACAGAACCGTCTCCCAGGTCGTCACCATTTCCCCCGTATCAGGGTCTTGTGTGTGGACCTGCCGCTGAAACTTAATGCGGTGACGCATACGGTAGGCCAGCATTCAAACCCCCAGGCCGCATCGGTACGGCATCAGCTTCACTTCGGCCGCCTTGCGCAGCGTTGCGATTTCTTCGGGAGCAGCCTGATAGCTGGCCTGAAGCAAAAGAAGCACTCCGATGACCACGCTAGGCGGAATGCCTGGCTCGCTGCTGACTACCTCACTGCTCTCTTCGCAATTGCAAAGGCCATCAAGAGACTGGCGCCACATGAATTGGCAGGCCTCGTCTTCGGCTCCGTCCAGCAGCAATTGGAGCTTGGCGTCATCCCAGTCATGGATCACATCAAGGAAGGACTTTGCTGTATCAAGCGGGATCATGCTCATTCAGCACTTCCTCCAGTGGGCGCCGAGCGAAGCAGGTCAGCGCTGTTTCGCGAGTGCAATTGATGATCTCGATTGTCGGGTTGTTGCGCTTCAGGCGCTCGAACTCGGACGGCCACTCCGCGATCTTGCCGGCGCTCCCAAGCCCCTTCGGGTGGTCGCCGTGCCAGTGCGATTGGCCATTGGTTTTCTGCATGTCATAGCCCAGCAGGATGATGCGTTTAGCACCCCTGGCGATGGCCAAGGAAACTGCGCCGCCGCCTGAGTTCCTGTAGTGCTCGATGCGCGCCGTCTTTATTCCGAAGGGATTGGCGCTGAGTGTCAGAAGCTCGCCACAGAAGTTTGCTTTGGCCTCTGCGACGTATCTCTCCCACCAGGCCCTATCCATTGTCCACAGTGCATCAGCCCAGGGGGTCAGTCGGAACGTTGTGTTCGTGCAGATGGCCGCCCTCTGCGGCGCGGCTGCTCGCCATCGCCTGACTCGCTCGCAGTCTTCGGCAGTGAGGCTTGGGCCGCTGGCGATGCAGGCGGCGACTCGCCAGCCACAGGCTTTGGGATCTCTGATTCCACAATCTGGCACAAGCCTCGGGCCACCAACTGGCGCGCCAGGTGCTCGGATGCAAGGTATGCATCACCGCCGGCCTTTCTCACGCGACCGCCGTCCAAGTATGAGCGAATTGGCTTGATCATTACGTCAGTCATAGTCACCTCAAAGAAAGAGGGGCCGGTCTCCCGGCCCCTTCCAATCAGCTGGCGGTCAGCGAACCAGTCACGAAAGCCTCGGGGCGATAGATCGCGAAGGCCAGCCGCTCCTCAGCGCGGATGGTGACCATGTTCTCCTCGAAGTCCTTGTCGTTCTCGGTGGAAACCAGAACCTCGATGTCCATGCGGTCGAAGATCTGGGCGGCGAGAGAGAATGCCCCGGTCAAGAACTCGTCCTGAGTGATGGCCTGGGTTTCCACCACCGGCAGACGCCAGAGGGTCGGAGTGGTGCCGTTCTGCGGGCTGCCGATGATGTAGCGGTTCTCGCCATCCTTGGTCAGCTCGATCAGCGCCCAGTCGATGGGGTTGAGCACGATACCGCTGGCGGGGAACTCGGCCAGTTGCGCCTGAAGGATCGCCAGGCGGATGCGGTCGATTCGCTGCTCGGCGGTTACCACTACGCCACTCGGCGGCGCGTAGGCCTGTGCCTGCGGAATGATGCCGTGCAGATTGGCGCCGGTCCCGTTCCCGTAGAGCAGCTGACCTTCTTCGACCAACATCAGGCCGTAACGAGCGCGCGCGTCGATGTAGCTCTGCAAGGCCGACGCGTCGTCCAGAATCTGGCGGCTTGCCTTGAACAGGTGCGCAATGGTGCGAACCGGCGCGTTTTCCAGCCCGAAGGTGAGGTCGGAGTATGGCTTCTGAGTGCCCTCAGAAACAGGAGCGGCATTGTTGACGAAGCCGGTCTCGCGGACGTACTCGAAGGAGTTCGACTCAGTGGAGCCAGGCGCAACCAGGTCGCGGATGGTCAGTCGACGCTGCGGAGCGGCAACGACACCGGGGCGACGATCAGGAGCAACCAGGGCTCCCCCAGAGCTGTCGATGGAGGTGATGGCCGAGCGCGGCATGGATACGCGATGCGCACCGCGCAGGGAGCTGGTTACACCCTGCTCTTTCAGGCTCTCTGCGACCATTTGGCCGGCGGTCTTCGGTGCTTCTTCGCCGCCGTCACGCTTCTCGTTGGCCAGCATGGCTTGTTCCGCGGCGCTCAGTCGTGCTTGCAGTTCGCCCTGAGCAGTCAGCAGTTCGTCGACCTTGGCGCGGGTTTCCTTGTTCATCTCGCCGAAGTTGGCGATCTGAGTATTGACCTGTTCGGCCTGGGACTTGATCTGGTCCCCAACCTGCTTGAGGCTGGCGTTCAGTTCGCCGATTTGTTTTTCGAAGTCGCTCATTGCGATTCTCCTTGGAGGAATTTGGTGATGTCTTGTGCTGCCCGTAGTGCAGCGGAGAGGTCAGGAGCGACAGCGCCAGGCATATCGGTCGGGGTGTCACCACCCCCGCCAGCAGCGCCAAGCATGCTGGTCTTGAAGTCGTTGATGAGTTCATTGCGCTGGCTTCGCGGCATGCCGCTGCGAGCCAGGGCGGCATCCATTCGGCGCTTGGCCAGGATGGCTTCGCTGCGGTTGCTGGGAGCGCTGGAGATCTCGTCGGACTCCAGGAAGGCATCTGCCCACCCTTTGTCGACGGCTTCGCGCCCGCCGATCCAGGTCTCGGCGTCCATCTGCTTCACGATGTCGTCGATGTCGATTCCCGTGCGCTGTGCGTAAATGTCAGCCAGCGTCATGTCGAATGGCTCCAGCCAATCGGCTATCTCACGGAGATCATTCCGATTACCCATGGCGATCAGCCAGGCGTTATGGATCATCAGGAAGGCGGCGCGGCCGATGCGGATTTCATCCCCCGCCATGGCGATGAAAGAGGCGGCAGAGGCAGCCAGGCCGATGATGTTCACCGTGACCTTGCCCTTGTGCTCGCGCAGCAGGTTGTAAATGGCCAGGCCTTCGAACACATCGCCGCCAGGGCTGTTGATATTCACGGTCACATCGACATCGCTGCCTATGGCGCGCAGAGCGCCAGCAATGCGTTTTGCCGTGACACCTTCACCGGTCCACCAGTCGTAGCCAATCGGCTCGTAGATGGTGATCGTGGAGTCCGGGTTATCGCCAGAAGCTGCTCGAAGCTCAGGACGCCATGCATCTAGCGCTTTGGGCGCCAGGTCGCACTGGACGCCCGAGCGCGGGCGAGCCTCCGGCGCTGCCGGAAGATTTCGCAGAGTCATGGGTTACTCCTGTGGTTCTTCGAAGTCGGGCCCAGGAACTTTCAGTCCTGCACCATGCTGATTTACGAGCTGCCGCGCCTCGTCGGCGGTGATCATCTTCCCAACGCCGAGGTAGGCCTTTTGAACCGCCTCTACGGCGGAGAGCTTTCTTTCGTTGCCCCCCCCAGTTGATCTAGGGGGACCAGGTTGGATTGGACGGTGAGCACATCGGCATTCCCGCCCTTGCGAGGCAGGTTTTCCTTCACCCGGCAATCGTCGCGGGTGTAGATCCCGTTCTGGGTCATCTGGCTGTAGAGCTGTGCTCTAGCCGAACTGTCGGCGCGGAGGAATGCCTCCAGCGAGAATTCGGCGTAGTACCGCTGCCGCTCAGCCGCAGTGAGCAGGCGCTTATTCACACACTGCTGGATCTGGCTGGTGAAGGAGCTGATGCAGAAGGTCAGGAAGGCCAGCATCTGCTGTTCCAGGCCCGTTCCCCAGTTGCTCCCCTTGTCGGTCTGGCCAATCATCCAGGGCGGCACCCCGAACCATCTGCAAATCTCGATCACGCCATGCTCTCGCGTCTCCAGCAACTGAGCATCGACCGGATTGATGCCGATGGTTTCAGGTGTAATCCCCTGTTCCAGAACCGGCGATCTTCCGGAGTTCATCGCGCCCGATACGGACTTCACATACTCCCTGAACTCCTCCCGCTGCGCAGGCTGGAGAATGCGGTCAACCTTGAAGGCGACCGTGGGTAGAAGTCCGTTTTTGAATGTGCCGTTGGCTGCATCCTCCGCCGACATGACCGAACCGAAGACATCAACGCCGTACCGGATTGCAGAAAGACCAATTCGACCATCCAGCGTGAACGCCGGGATGTGCAGCATGTTTGTGCGCTCGATCTCTCTACGAGCACCCTTCCTTGGCGTATAGAAGTACTTCAGCCGACCGTTGTCATCACACTCCAGGTCGACCCTCGATGGAAGCAGGAAGTCCAACGCAGCCGGTCTGCCCGCAGCGCGGCGAATCTCCGCGTATGCGTTACCCCAAAGCAGCATCGATGCGACCATGGCCTGCCAGAACTGGAAGGCCGTCATGTCGTCGTTAGGGCTGTTGTGAACAACATCGTAGAGCGGGAACGACCGAGCATCGACTCTGCTCCCGTCCGCTTTCCGCTCGTACACTCCCAGCGGAAGACCGGCGACAGAAGTAGAGATCAAGCGAACGCAAGCCCATACCGCAGACAGCTTCATTGCCTTGTCGACAGTGACTTTTTTCCCGCTAGACGACTCTCGCCCCAGAAACTGCGACCAGAACGCGCCATCTGTCAGGCGGATGGTCTTATCCCCCCAACCGAACAATGAGGACCTGGGCGCAGACGTAGCACTGCTCAGGACTTTTCCGAGACTCTTACTCACTGGTTAGCCCCTTGCGAATGAACGCCGCGATGGCGAACGCCGACGCCGCACCGGAAATGAGCGCCCAGCCGAGCCCCAGCAGCACGAAGGTTCCGGCTACGAAAAGAGCCAGACCAAGGACGCCGAAGAAGAGGTAGAGGCCAGTAGCGATGTTCATGCGATGATCGGGTTCCGTATGGCGTTCATGAAGTCGTCGCCGTCATCAACGCCGGCAACCAGGGCGCGCCCCATAGCCATGATCAAGGTCACTGGACCGTCGATCTTGCAGTTGGGGTCGTTGTCGTTTTCCTTGCGCGGGTAGATGTTTTCCTTGGCATCGATCTTTGCCGCCACATTTCCCATCATCCAGGTCATGACCGGGTTACCGTCATGCCAGAGCGTCCGCGCTATCACCCTCGCCTCCACCTCCTTCATCGGGTCGCTCATGTTCTTCACCGTCTGGTTGAAGTCCACGACCGGGATTGAGGTGTTCGAGAGGCGTGTAATCAGGTAGTTGGCCTGCCAGTCGTCGAAGGCAACATCCTGCAAGTCGACCTGCTTTGCCAGATCTAGGAGGTCCGCCTCGATGAATGCGTAATCGGTCATGCTCCCTGGAGTCAGGATCAGGTGACCCTCAAGCGCGAAGTTCTGATACTTCTCGTTTTCCTCGGCGGCAGCCTCTGGAGCGTAGAAGCGCGGAATGCAGTAGAACTGTCCCGCCTTCTCGAACAACATCACCAGGGCAGCCACGTCTTTCTTGCTCGCCAGGTCCAAAGCCATCCAGCAGCGGCAGCCGGCCATGTCCGCAATCGTGAAGTCGCGCTTCTGCCGCTGCCAGGCCAGCATGTTCATCCAGGCCGTCCTAGCTCCCACCCATTGGTTCAGATGCTTGGTGCGGAAGGCGTTCTGCTTCGACGCCGAACGCTTGGCCTGCTGGAGCTGAGCCAGGAGGAAGTCAGGGAAGACCGACACTCCGTAATTCGGATTGGCCTTGATCAGGCTGGCCGGGTCATCCCACGGGTCATCCTCGTCGATCGTGTAGATGATCCCGAAAATCGTCTCATCGATCGTCTGACCCTCGAGAATGCGGATCACATCCCGTCGCTTCTCGTAGCAGGGTCCGCCGAGATTCGATCCCGCTGTCGTGATGATCGACAGCAAAGGCTGCTCCCGAGCGCCCATGCCTGTCTGCATGGTGTCAACCAGGGCATCCGTGTCGTGTTCGTGGTACTCGTCCACCAGGGCCGCATGGGGACTCGCACCGTCCCCTGGGTTGCCGATAACCGTCTCGAACTTCGACATGTCCTCCATGACAAACATGGGGCCAGGGTTCTTCTGGTTGCCAGAAAGCTCGATACCGAATCGGTTACGCAGGTTCTCCAGCTTGTGCGCCATCATCCACGCTGGACGGAAAACCTCGAAGGCCTGCTTCTCGGTGGTGGCGCCGGAGTAGACCTCGGCTCCCGACTCGCCATCTGCGGCGAATAGGTAAATGCCTCGTGCGGCAAGACGGGCCGACTTCCCGTTCTTCCTTGGAATCTCTTCGTAGGCCTCGCGGAACCTGCGCTTGCCGGTGTCCTTCTTCACCCAGCCGAAGATGTTGGCCTCGATGAATACCTGCCAAGGCTCGAACACTAGCTTCGACTTCGAAGCGCTCCATTTGCCTTTGGTGTGAGGCATGAGCTGCATGAACTTGACAGCACGATCTGCCTTGGCCTCATCGAAAACGTATGGCCAATCGTCATCGCCCTGCCGGTCCAAGTCATTCAGGAAACGCTGGCATGCAAGCTTCACATACCGGCACGCAACGATAGCCCCACCCACGACATCGCTAGCGTACTGTCGCGCAATGTCGCTGGGGGTCATCTCAGAAATCCTCGAACTCGTCCTTCTCCTTCGGCTTTTCCAGGCCGAACTTCTGGCGGTCGGACGGCGTTAGTCCAAGCCGGGCCAGGTTTCCGATCAGATGGGTGTACTTGCCAACCGCGAACTCTGTCGGGTTGGCACGGTATTCAGCGAGCAGGTTCGCGGTGACCTCCAGGATGATCCGGTCCGATCCCGTCAGAACGCCCTTGATCGACTGAGCGCACAACTCTTTCCATGCGAGACGAGCGGGGCCTTGCAGATGGATGGGCGCTTCGCCGACCCCCCCCTCTCCCTTTGCCGGCTCCTGCCGGTAGCGCTGGGGGTTTTTCTTGTCGGCGCCTTTGAACTTGGCGACGACATCTGGCTGTTTGTGTCGTGCCATCTTGAAACCTAAATTCTGTGGAAATGGAAAGTGCTTTGGTGGCACGGTGTCCTAGCGAAAGGTTCTAAGGTTTTGACCCGCCCCACACCTATAAATGAGACTTTTTATCATTTAACTCGATTTTTCGGTAAAAACGCACGAAACCAGTGAAAACCACTGCCGTAGTTCGTAAATGTCTCTATATCGTCGTGTCCGTGTGCCGAGAGAGCCAGACTATTTCCTAGATGCCGCCGACTCCCTCGCCGTCTTCCTCGCATGACATGGGTGGCCAGCAATAGCCATCAGGTTGGAGTCATCGTCTGTGCCTCCCTGGCTCAGCGGGATGATGTGATCCACCTCTGTGGCGATCCTCTTCACTCCCTTGCACTCTGGGCACTGGCACATGTAGCCATCTCGCTTGAGGATGCGCTCTCGCTTGCGACGCCACGGTCTGCCGCCGCGCCCATTCCCCCATGCCTTGTCCTCTACCTCGTGCTTAGTCACTCCATTGGCCTTGGGCTTGGTGTGACGCTGAGGGAGGTCAGGCACTTCTGGATACCTGATTGCCGGCTGCCTGAACCGGCGGGGTCCAGCCTTGCCGCCTAGCTTGTGCCGGTCTGAGGAACGAGAGCTTTCTGCCTTGCCATTCATCAGGATGGAGCGCCAGCAGTCCGGAGCGCAGCAGAGGCTCAAGAACCTTCATGGCGCTCACTACCTCGCCGCTGTACCCAGCAATGTCATCAGGCGTCCAGGGCCGATTGGGGTTGACCTCGACTCCTGCAGGGATCGGGTGACTCTTCATGAGGGCGTTCCTTCATCAGACATCCCGATGAGCTTCGCGACCATCAGGGACTCAGCGAAATCATTTGCGTTGGCATCTCGCCAACGGGAGAGCCCGCATACGTGGTAGATCAACTCCCGGCCAGGGAGCGGGCTTTCGGGGCGCTCGATCTTGTAGCGAACCTGGACAGTCAGCTTGCCGAACCATCCGCGGCGGACTCGAACAGCAGCTATCTGGGTTTCCCTGGCGGAGCCCATAAACGTCGACATCATCGTTCCCCTGGCGGTGTTGCCAAAAGGCTATTACTGCGTACCGGCTGATGCCCTTGGATTGATGTTCCATCCAGATAGCTGGCAGGCATGGCTTCAGGATCCTCGCCATCTTCGGCGAGAGCTTGGATCAGGAGGTGCAATAGCTGATTGGTCTTGCGCTGCTCATCGAGCAAGTCTCCGAGCAATGGTCGAATGTCGCTGTGAATCCCAGCCTGAAGTCCGTTGTTCAGGACCAAAGCCCTACAGCCAAGGCTTTCTGCCAGCGGCTGGATAGACTCAGATATACGGTCGACCTTCTCCTGGGACAGGGCGAGGCCCGTACTGAGCACCAATAGAGACTTCTGGCTATCGTTCATCATCCACTCCAGATCGCTTCGGCTTAGCAGCCATAGCAGAGGCCGCGCGCTCTACCGCAACACGAGCCCACTTCTTCGCCCATTCTCGTGTCTTGTTGCAGAAGGTGCACTTGGTCATCAGCTGCGCCTTCCCTTAATTGTCTCAAGATACGCATCGTATGAGATGCGCGACTCCATCTCTTCGCCGCAGAGCCTCACCCGCTTGTTAACGAGTGCGAACGTGACCGTGACGGTTGGAACAGGACCATCGTTGCTGACGCTCAACGAAAGCTGGCCAGGGAGCGGCTTCCCGTTGCTGTCACACAAAATCAGGGATGTGCCGGTGTTCTTCAGTAGAAGCGGAGCATCCATCAGTACACCCTCAGAATGTGGGCAAGATTCCCCCGCGCACGACACACAAGGCCGAGCAGGATTGCCAGGACCAGGGTCAGCCAAGGGGAGACAGGATTCAGTCTGTAGCCGTGGAGTGCATCGAGCATCACGCTCAGGGCAAAACACCCACTACCAACGCACAGCAGGTATGCGAGCCAGGACACTCCCCGGCGATACCTCGCGCCTTGCCGGCGGTATGTCGCCAGCCGCATGCAGATGGCGCCGCAAATCATCGCGGCTACCAGAGTCCAAGGGTCAACCATTACGACCTCCAAAGCGGTCCGCTATGAAGCGGAGCCAACCAGGCGTCTTCCCCCCCTGCACCCACTCCAGCAAGCTGGTGCCCACTGCGACGCAGAAAAATGCCCCACCAAAGGCGACCAGGCCCGATGTCCTTGCCCACTCCCGCCCGATGACTTCGCCGGCGACGTAGTAGCCAACGATCCAGGACGCAGCGAAGTAACCAAGGCGAGCCCAGGCCGAGATGTCCTTGGCATACACCACGAAGAAGATAGCCCCAGCAAAAGCCCCGATCACTGCATTGGCATCAATGCCAGGGATCAACGCAGACGCACCAATACCGACCAGGCCGGCGACTGCTACCGCACCACTCGGCTCGGCCATATTCACGTACTCCAGATGCAGAAAAGCCCAGGTCGTTGCCTGGGCCTTGTAGTGTGGTGCCGGCAGCAGGAGTCGAACCCGCAACCCTCTGATTACAAATCAGCAGCGCTCCCTGTTGCGCCATACCGGCTTATTGGCTGACGCGGATGGGACCGAACCATCGACCAGTCGGGCAACAGCCGACCGCTCTACCTCTGAGCTACACGTCATTGAATCGAGTTTGGAACGGCTCGCGGGACTTGAACCCGCAACATCTGACTTGGAAGGACAGGACCGAGATGACGGTTCAGTCGATGATGATCAGGGTTGCGATGTTGTTGGAGCGAGTGGACATGGCGACCTCCTGGCTCAGAAGGCGGCAATGCGCTCAGCCAGAATTTGCTGATATTCACGCATGGCGCCGAGCTGGGCAGTCAGACGCTCCTGCTCGCCGGATTCCAGGGACCTGAAGAATTCGCCGCCGAGGAATCTGGAAAGCTTGTCGACCTTATCGTCTAGCTGCACCTTCTCGCCGACTATTCGTTGCTGGTGCGGAAGGAGGTGGCCAATATGCCCCATCCGAAGATAGGCAGCCTCAAAGACATCCTTCGGGCTCCAGCTCATATAGCCATCGGCATATTTCACCGTATAGCCCGGCTGTCCGTCTCTGTCTTGCTCCCACGCCAGGATCTGCTTGGTGCCGATATAGCTCTGAGTCATTTCCTGCCTCCAGAAATAAAAAAAGCCCAGCGCTAGGCTGGGCTCTGAATAGGTGCCGGGCGAACCCGGCGTCACGCCCGCAGAGCAAGTAGCCGGGGCTTTCGCCTTGTTCACCAGTGGTGACCCTTGCTTTCTTCTGCCGCATGCGTGATTTGGAGTGACCGGGGCTGAATCCGGCATGGCGGTGAACTGGCTATAACGCCCACTGAACGTTGCCGCCGCGTATCCTCTTAGCGCATCAGCCTGCGCATTCACTCCGTGCCGGGCTTCCACCGGCTCCCACTTCAATTTAACGCCTGCGTGTCCAAGGCGATCCCGGCCGCGTAGTCGCAACCCGAAGGATTCAGATCAGTACCACTGCCGCTCCAACCAGGAGCAGCAGGACCAGCGCGCCACCGCCGATTCCCTTGAGCAGCCAAACATCTTTCGATTCAGCAGACATTTCAGAACTCCGCATTGGGCTGGAAACGAAAAAGCCCCGGCAGATGCCAGGGCTTCAGAGCCACCGATCCTCACAACGCGCAAGATCGACAGGATGGGGAAATATTCGCTCAAACGCTCATTGAATGCAAGCCCTATGCTGCTTCGCCGAAGATGATTCCCTCCGCCATCAGGATTTCACCAGCCGCAACCTCTGCCTCTTTGAGCATTTCATTCAGGACGCTATGAATTCCAGAGCGCCACCGGCGCCTGGTCTGCTCTGGACGACCCTCAGACTCCCAGTTGTTCATGTCGTAGAACACGGCATCGAGAATGATCATGTCGGTAGAGCGCTTTCCTTCTGCCCCCTTCAGCTTGGGGATAGCCCAGGTATAGACAGCCATCCCAAGGAACCTGCGTGGCGCCGGGGTGGCGATCAGGGGGATAAGCGCCTCGATTGCGGCCTTCTTCTTCTCGCGGTGAGTGCTGTACTTCGCCACAAGTGCGTTCCAGTGCCGAGGCTTGAGCTGGCTGTGTAGCCTGGCATGCACCCAGCAATCGGCATCGATGCGCTTGATTCCCGAACTGTTAGAGGCCCTGATCAGCCCGGCCAACCCCTCACTGTCGGCGTAACCCGGCTGGTAGAGCTTCTGCCAAGCTTGCTTAGCAGTGTTGTCGATGGTTTCCGCCGCCAGGGCGGAGACGACCGCAGACAGAATGCTGGTGTAGATCATCATTCGCCCCCTTGAGCGCTGAGCACGGCGTTTAAAACGTAAGATTGGTCTGTCTGTTCGCTGACTGTTTTGCTCCTGGAGTTGACCTGCGAGCGAGCATCACATCCGGCACAGCACATGCCGAAACATCCTCTCGGAGGCTCCAGATAATCGGGGTATTCGTTGGCGCGCTCACCATCCTCAGCACCTGGCGTGCTGACCATGTTCGACAGCAGCAGCGGGTGATAACCGTCGGCGAACCAGTTTCCCAGCCAGGCGGCAGCAATACCGATCGCATAACCGATGAGACCGCTCCCTATGCTGAAGAGAACGATGGTCAGAGTTTCTTTGGTCATGCCGTTGCCCTCTTCAGTTCGCGCAGCTTGGCGCGGTACTTGGCGGTGATCGCCTTCAGTTCGTCGTTGGTGTACTTGCGGGGACGGTGATCGGTTTCCAGAGCCTCTACAGCCTCCAGGCCGATGCGTTCGATCAAGCCCTCACGGAAGCCCTGGGAAACGGTAAGCCCCTTCCTGGCGTACTTGCTGGAGCCGGCGTTACATGCCTTGCATTGAAGCCATATGTTGGATGGCTCCAGGCGGTGCTCGGGCCTTGCCCCCTTGCCGAGGAAATGCCCTGCGTCGAATGCTCCTCCAGTCTTCCAGCCTTGTTCGGCCAGTACCTCGGCCTGAGACTTGCCGCAGCTTATGCAGCCGCTGCCGATGGAAAGTTCGTAGGTTCGCCGGTAGTCCCGAACGGCTTTCTCTGCATCTTTGATGTGGTCGCTGTGCGTCTTCAACCGCTCCTTCCGAACCTTGATCTCCCTCCGCTCTCGGTCAGCGATGGCCTTCCGCGCCGGCTTGGCGTGCTTGTCCTTGATGGCCAGGGCGCAGGCAGGAGAGCACACACGCTGGCCAAGGCGCTGCGGGATGAACTTGGCGCCGCATTCGGTGTTCTGGCACTTGCGGGGCTTGGGCTGGCTGGCAGGAATGCTCACTGAGGCTCGCTCCCAGCACGCATTGCGCGCATCTTGTCCCGCTTGATGATCGCCGTGCAGGCCGCGTGGCCGTGGAAGCACTCATCGGGCATCCCCCTCGGATCTGAGCAGCAACAGTCAGAGCAAACCCAACCGCATTCGCCCCGCGCAGCGCTGTCGGTCCATTGGCGCATCGAATCGTTCATGCCTTTGATATGGCTAGGCAGTTCGCTGGCGGGGATGACGGTTACTTTCGCGATGCTCATTCCTCCACCTCCTTCGCCTTCTGCTGCTCGGATTGGAAGTCTCCGCGGAGTGGCATGAGATACCGTTCAGGTATGTAGAGCCGGTCTCCTTCATGGAGCACCCACCAAGCTGGCCGAATCACCCGAAAGGTCTGGCCGTCTTCGGCAAACAGATCACCAGGGGCAAGTCGAGACATCAACTCGACTACCACTCCCGCACTGATGCAGCTGGGGATGTCTTGCAGATTAAGAGCGAGATCGCCCGCCTTGAACTTGCTCATGCGAAAGTCCCCATCTGATCAGCCGCCGCCATGGCGTCAGCCTCGGTTTCGAAGTGAGAGGAAAAGACCAGCCTCCAGCAGGCAGCAAACACGTCGCGGTAAAGCGGCTCAAAAGCTGTGTCGTCCATGCTCGCCCAACTGATCGACTTGGCTTCCTTGCGAACGCCGTCAGGCGTGTGGATCAGGTGGAAGTGCCCGGCCTCGATGGTGATCCACTCCCGGAAAGCCTCTCGGCTCTTCTCGACTGCGGGGAAGCGGTCGGCGCGATCAGCCTCAAGCTTGGCGATATACGCAGCGACGGCGTTCTGCAACTGGCCAGGGCGGCCATTCAGATCCTCGAAGTACTTGGCAAGCCCGCGGATACCGCGCATCTCCTGGCGCGGCACCAGCCCGCCTTTCGGCTCCCAGTACTCCCACGCCAAATCCAGCATCGCGAAGAACTTCCCGTGGAATTTGGCGTTGCGCATCCGAGTGAATTTTCCATGGACGACCTGGCCGGCCTTCCACTTCTGGACAGTTTCACGGTCAGCCTCGGTGGCCGGAACCAATCCCTGGGCGGTACGGATAAGGGCGAGTTCAGCCACGGCCTACCCTCCCCTGGAACCAAACTTTATCGGGCGTGATGCCAGGGATCATCTCTGCGCGACGGCGAAGAACTTCTGCCCGCTCATGCGGGACTCCGGTCCGATCAGAAACCCCGTTGCGATAGCCATGCATGTAGGCAGCCGTCGAGCGCTGGGCGCGCAGGCCGTCCTTGCCGGCCATGTAGCCCTGAACCATTTCCCAATCGGCGTCCGAGTACATGTCCGGCTTGCGATAGTTCGGCATCACTCGACCTCCTCCGGCTTGGCGCCGGGAACCTCAGAACTGCAAGCAGCTGGCGGCCAGTGCCCCTTGTCCTCGAGCAGGTCCACGCACAGCGCGACGCACGCATCGCAGATAAGCGCCGATGGGCCTTTGATGAGAGCCTTGAGGTCGTGCTCGGACTCTCCGCAGAACGAGCAATAGTGAGTTTTCTCGCTCATTACACAGCCCTCCGCTCAGCCCGTTCAGCGAGTTCACGCTCGGCGTAATCGTTGGCGATGTCTACGATATCCATGTCACTCGCCCTCCCCTTGCAGGCTCTTCAGCAGTGCCTTGAGTTGGCGATAGCTTTCCATCGACTTGGCGCTCGATTCGCGCTCCTGCTCGACTGCCAGCGCGACGTCCTCGATGCGATCAGACAGGCGCTTCATGTGCTCGGCCATGCCGGCGAGCTCGTTTGCCAGTTCGCCTAGCATCTCCAGCGGGGAGGCGGAGCGCTTCGGCTCGGACTGGGTTTCGATCTTCTTCGCGGGCTCCGCCATCTTCGGCTCCTGATGCTTGGTCTTTTTCTCGACTTGGATTCGTTGGTAGTGGTCAGTACCAGTGCGGCGGATCAGTCCGGAATCGACTAGATCGCGCAGGCAGCCCTGGACAATCCGAACGTCCGGCGTGCTTCCGGTCATGTTGCGAAGTGCGGTGAGCACCTGGAACGAACGCCAGGGCTCAGAGATCGGTACGCACTCGTAGACCTTCTTCGCGATTCCGGTCTGGCCCTGCATGAGGGATTCCTGTTTTGCGGGAGTCACTGTTCAACCCTCCCCTCCGGCCAAATGCTCTTCACGACATCAACCGGGTCGCAGTCTTCCATCAAGATCATCGTGAACGCCGGGCGACCCGGCAGAACTACCTTCCAGCAGCGCTTCATGCGGCCTCCTGATCGGCTTGTTGTTGGGTGATTCCGGAAAATTCAATCCACTGGCGAGGCTTGTGCCCTTCGCGCTCCATGTACTGAGCTGACGCTGGGTCAAACCAGAGCGGAATGGTTTCCTCGATGCCGGTGAGGCGCTGCTTTGTGATGACCATCTTCACGTCGGAGTGAGATGCGTAGTACGCGCGGTCCTCTTCGCTTCCGTCCTTCATCGCGACCTCTTTCTTCTTGTTGCGCCAAACGGTGATCACGTTGTCGGCCAGGTCGGTGAGGATTGCGCCACCTCGAACGTCGAGTTTCCCCGGCAACTTGGTCTCGTCGTCAGCCTTGCGCGGGTGGGCAACCAGATGGACGTGGACGCCCATTTCATGGGCAAAGCCAACGATGGCTTCCATGGCCTGCTTCTGGCCGTTGTAGTCGTCCTCGGCCATGCCAAGCTTCGCCAAGCTGTCGACTACGAATTGCTTCACTCCGTACCGCCGCGCGGCGTAGCGGAAGGTGTCGATCATCTCGGCGGTATTGGCCGAACCCATCTGGTTGTAGATCCACAACCGGCCCCCCAGAAAATCCAGGATCGCGTGGATGTATCCGCGGGATGGCAGGTTCATTCCTGCCGCCTGGCGAACCATGCGTTGCAAGGTGCGCTTGGCCGGCATCTCCATTGAGGCGATGCAGAATTTCTCCCCCTGCCTCATTCCGTGGAAGGCCAGGTAGTTCAGAAGCTGGGATTTCCCGTGACCGCTCCAGCCGGTCCAGATAGTGACCTCACTGTCGCGGAACCGAATGGTGTCGTGAGACTTCTCCCACGGGGTCGCCATCCCCATTACTACCGGGTTGCGCTCAAAGAACTCGGCACAAACGTCATCGGCGAAGGTTTCGGCTCCTACCAGTTTCTCCGGATCAAGGGTCTTGGCCTTGGCGTAGCAGTCGTCGATGTCGTCGCGGGTGTAGAACAGGGCATCCAGGGCTTCGTTGAAGTCCTTGCAGCCTAGGTCCAGGATGCGGCAGCGCTCGCGCCCAAGGCGCTTGATGATTTCTTCGGTCGCCTGCTTGCCGGGCTCGTCGTCATCCATGGTGAGGTAGATCACGTCGAACCGGGACAGGCGCGAATATTCGTGTTCGATCCACGCCTGTTTCTCGCCCTTACCACCACCGAACGGAACCGACAGCGCCGGACGACCGTACTGCCAGGCAGTCATGGCGTCGATCTCGCCCTCGGTGATCGTCACCTCGCGAGCGCCATCGGGAATGGCCTGCCAGCCGAACAGGCAAGGCTCTGCGTCAGCCGAGGCGGAAATCCGTTTCTTCCCGTTGGGGCGATCAACTCCGAGCTTCTTCCAGAAGATCAGAGCGCCGTCCCGCAGGTACGGGAACACGATGTCTCGGCCAGACTCGCCGATCTTGAACTCGGCAATGGTTTCCGGCTTCAGACCGCGCCCAACAAGGTAGGCCATGACCGGAGACTCATCGACCGGAGCCTTGCACTTGGGGCGCTCAGGGCGAACGTAGGTCTTGCGAGAGGGCGCTTCGAGTTTCGGATCAGCGATGCCCAAGTAGGACTTCGCCTCGGCCAGTGCGGTGCCCATGTCACAACCGCGAACAGCGCGCCACAGGTCCAACAGGTCGCCTGTTTCGCCGGTCGAGAAGTCGCACCAGACGCCGGCTTTCTCGCCCTTGAGGTGGACGCCCAGGCTCTGGCCCTTTTCGCCGTTCACGCTGCCGACACGCCACTCGGCTCCCTCGCGCTTTCCGCTGGGCAGCAAGTGGTGCGCAACGTCGATCACGCGATCAGCGAGGCGCTGAGCAATCTCAGAGGGGGTCATTGCGCCTCCCCGGCAGCCGGCAGGCGCTTGCAGGTGTAGTCGTGCGTGTAGATCGACAGGACTGTGTTCGGAAGGTGGTCGTGCCAGAACTCGTGGGACTCGGTCACATAACCACGCGGCGCTTCGAACGGGTATGTTTTCCCGTTCACGACAGCGCCCTTGCGGATCGGGTGGACGTTCGACTTCACGCGGTCAGGGAACAACCCCATCCACCCTGCGCTGATCGAAGCCTGGATCACTGCATCCGGGTTGGGATGGCCTGCAAGCTGCTTCGCTTGCGCCTTGCAGGTGGTCTCCTTCAGCGGCTTGCGCAACTCGCTCCGGCACTTGACCCATTCAGCCCACACCGATGGCGTGACGTTTTCCGGGCAAGCATCCAGCGGGTTGAACTTCGGAGACGGCACAGCCGGCTCTACCCCCTCAGGGGGGTAAGGGGGGTTATGCTCTTTCTCTTCTTCTGTATCTTTATACAGCGTGACATTGCGTGACTCTGCGTGACATTGCGTGACATCATCAACTTTAGATGCCTCCCGCTCACGTTCGCGCTGCTCCCTTTTACGCTGAGCAGCAGATTTTGCGCCTCTTTCAGGGTTACCGGCGTCCTCGCGCTTCGGCTGACGGTTATCCCATCCAGTGAGGGCATCACCATCCAGAACGCGCCCTTGCATCGCGTCGATAACATTCACGATCTGTTCGTCTGTCACGTCAAGCGCGCTAGCCAAATCTTCCGTCGTGACAGTCACGTGACCGCGCGTGACATTTCGTGACGCATCGACCAGAAGATGCAAATACACCGCCTGGACCAACGCAACGGGTTGCCCGGATACGCGAGCAATCGTTCTCCATTTCGGATCATTCGGCATGTCATGCCAAAGCCGCAGCCAGCTATTCGACATTTCCTTCTCCTTTGTCATCGTCCAGCGGGCCACGCATGTCTTCCCGCATCGATGCGGCGAGAATGCAGAGATCGCTTGTGAATTGGTGGAGTTGATCCAGAGTAATGGTCACAACCTGATCACCCTGGCAGATGGAAATGGAGTCCTTCGCCGGACGAAGCTCCAAGGCGTTGTAAGTCAGCGTTCGAGGTTGCATAATTCACCTGTCACCTGATGTTGTTTCCCCAAGCGTGATTCGGCTGCCACCGATCCACGCACCGACAAAGCCCTGTAGTAGTCGCGCAGGGCTTTGTTGTATCTGCGCCTCCACTCACTCGAACCCATACCCGCCAGCTCTTCAGCAGCGTTAGCCATTGCGGCGTAGTCAGAGTTCGTGAGACGAGGGCGCATAGTCACTTCGCCCTGTGCAGTTCGAGCACGGCCCGAACCTCTTCATGCCTGGCGGCCATGTGCTTGGCATGCAAGGCCAAAATCTCTTTCGCCTCATCGGCGCTGATCTCCCCGTCCTCCAGGGCCAGAGCGATCATCTGATCAACCCGGCCACGCTTAACCGCTGTACGCAGCGAACGGTGGTGCAGGTCTACGTTGTCCAGATCGCCCGCTTCCGGCGTCCGCACAAACACTCCCCCATACATCGCGCAGATGTAGTCAGGCAGATAGGAAGTCCCCATCTCCTGCTCCAGGACGTGCAGGTCGCCGTCGCTCAGGGGCTTCACGCCCGCCGTTTCGTACATCTGGTTTTCCAGGCGCTTGAGCGGAATCCCCAGACGCGCAGCAGCGCAATCGCGACCTCCCGGATAGGCATTGGCTACCGTGGTCATTACCTTTCTGCGGGTCTCTAGTACGGGCGTTTTCATGCTCTAGTTCTTCCCTTGAGGTCGGTGCTATACGCTGTCAGCCGTGAATTGAGGGGACGGCGAAAGCCAGCGCTTCGAATGTGGAGTCCGGCGCAACCGTGGTAGCTTTTTGCTTCCACACGAAAAGGCCGCGGAGGCCGGACATGACTGACGAAATCGACAAGATCGTTGCGACGATCAACGCGCAGAAAGGCGAACTGATGGGCATCAACGCCTTCCTTATGGCAATGGCACGCTCGCTAACACCTGCGGAACTCGGGAGGGTTCTCGACGGGTTCGATAACGAAATTGCGCACATGCGATCGTTCTTGGCGTACTCGCAACTGCCGGACGAAGTCATTGGGGGTCTCGAGGGTTATGTGAAGACTTGGAACGCGATTCGAACGAGGCCAAACCAGTCTTGAGAGACTGCGCCCAGAAAGCGTCTCGGCTCTCCTCGTCATCCTTCAGCGCTTTCTCGGCAGTCACTTTCTCTGGCCCGGCCAGAACCATTTCGCGGGCCAGCTCGATGAAGCGCAGCGCATCCTCTTGGCTCATGCCTGAGTCGAACTGGATGTAGGCCGTTGGCCACTTGTCGATCAGCCGGATTTCACTGGAGCTCTTCCTCGACGACGTGGCGCCCAGGAAGTAGGCCATCGCCAACGAGGAACCAAAGATCAGGATTTGCATGAATTCGGTCATGGCTGGCCTCCCGGCCTGTAGATTGGATCGGGTTAGGCGGCGGACTGCTCAGTAGCGACCTTCAGGGCGCCTTTCGTAATGCGCTCAATCTCGTACTGGCGGAGTTTTGGAATTTCTTCTGGCCACTGGCGCACCGCCTCATAGGTAATGCCGAGGGCTTTGGCTACCTTCGAAACGCCGCGGAAGTGGCTGATCACTTGGGTCTTGGTCATAGGCGACTCCAGTTCACTCGCACCAATTCAAGCATGCTTGCAATTACAAAGCAAGCATGCTTGGCAAGCTACCTTGTAGATTTCTCAACATGAAAACCACAGACCGGATTACCAAGCTCGTACTCGCCAGAAAGCCGGAGATCGGCCCCCGCGGGGTAAAGCGAGATATCGCCAACACGTGCGGCATCAGCTATGAGGCCGTGAGGCAATGGTTTGCCGGCGACACTGAAAACATCAGAAATGAAAATTTGACCGCTCTGGCCGAGGGCTATGACACGACGGTGGACTGGCTTCTATCTGGTTCAGGAGAGCCACCTAGACGAAAAGCAACGAGCAGTGCGGCAGAGAAGTTCCTTCAAATGTTGCAAGGCAAAAAGCTTCGTCCCGATCAGCAGCAGCGCTTGGAGCAGGCAGTGCTAGACACTCTGGATGATCAGCCCGTGGTGGAGGCCGCAGACAATGTGATCATCGCCGACTTCTCCCGCAAGCCACTGGTGGGCGATGAGATTCGCATCGCTCATTACGATGTTCAGGGGGCGATGGGCAATGGAAAGGTTGTTCAAGATTTCCCAGAGATGTTCCGCGATGTCACGGTCAGCCAGCAGCATCTGCGCGAACTTGGCGTTAAGTACAAGGATCCATCACATCTGAAGATAATCACTGGCGACGGACAGTCGATGGCCCCGACCATCCAGAACCTAGATCCGCTAATCGTCGATGCCAGCATTCGCGAGTTCACCGGCGACGGTATCTACGCGTTCACCTGGCAGGGACTCTTCTATATCAAGCGCCTACAGTTGAAAGGGTCAGACCACTTCAAGATGATCTCGGACAATACAAGCCACCCTCCAGAGGATATTCGAGTGGATGAAACCTACATTCAGGCCAGAGTGTTGCTGGTCTGGAACGCGAAAAGGCTGTGATGGGCAGAGGCACCGCATCATAGGCAAGGTCATCTGGAGGGGTGGGGATTTGTGATGAGGCGGGGCATGGGGGTGATGGGTCAAGACCGCCAATAAGCAGTATTACCCACCACCATTAATTCGTTATTTATCAATAGTTTGAGGTGAAAAATGGACCAACTGCCCACCACGGGACGGCAGATACCTCTGGCGATTTCCACTCAAAAGGAGATTGATGGAATTGGCATGGGCGTGCTTACAGACGGCACACCATTTCTCACCACTCGTGGTTTAGGCAGGCTGTGCGGTGTTAGCCACACGGTGATTCTCGACATTGCCAATGACTGGAATGCCGGAAAACCTACGGCCACTAAGATCCACAACATTCTTCAGACTCACGGATACTCGTACCCAAGTCCATACACGGTAATCACTGATAAGACTGGTACCTATCACGCATGGCCAGATGCGGTCTGCTTGGCCATCCTTGAGTACTACGCGTTTGACGCCGGGATAAACAAGAAAGACGAAGCGCTGATGAACTTCCGCCTCCTCGCTGGGAAGGCGCTTCGAGATTTCATCTACGCCCAGGTCGGGTACGATCCGGACAACCAGGTCCCTCTACAGTGGAAGCAGTTCCACGATAGGATGTCCTTGGTGTACAACGCAGCACCAGCCGGGTATTTCGGGGTTTTCAAGGAGATTGCCGACATGATCGTTCACCTCGGTCAGAACGGCATCCATATCGACAGTACTTTTGTTCCAGATGGCAGTGTTGGGATTCACTGGGCTAGGCACTGGAAGGACAACAACTTGGAAGCGACCTTTGGGCCTCGCCAGAAGTACGACCACAACTATCCCGACTACTTCCCTCAAGCCCTATCCAATCCTCAGGAGTCGAACTGCTACCCGGAATCCGCCCTTGGTGAGTTCCGTAGGTGGTTCAGGGAGGTCTACATCGGAGCAGGCAAGTTCGAGACTTATTTAACCGGCAAGGTAAAAGACAAATCTCTACCTGTATCCTTTGCCCAGCTTGCTGTGGCTTCCTACAAGGATCCGCAAAAGCTTCAGTAAAACGAACCCCGCACTAAGGGCTTTTCGTCGCCACCCACCTTTGATAGATTCCCTACGCCGGCCTGGGAAGACAGCAGCCCGGCAACAGGCCGCGCCTCGACTCCAGTGCGGCCTTTTCACTTCAGCCGCGCATTTGATACATTGAGGTGTCCTTGAAGGCACAACACCGAAAGGACTAGGCCGCGCCGGAACCTTCCCCGGCGCGGCCTTTTCGTTCCTGCCCTTCCCTCCCGTCTCTGCGCTGAACTGACGACAGCCATGCCCCGGCGCTGAACTCGCCCCAGCGCGGCCCCTCCCGCCTGACACCGAATCCTGAGCCTACCTGAGCAGGTCCGCGCCCGCGTGATGGCGACGAGCCAGGGTGGTAGGATGGCGGTTCAATTCACAGGGAGGTACCTATGAAGTCAGCAGTCATCCTTGCAGTTATCCTCGCATCAGGTTCGGCCTTTGCCGCAAAGCCATCCGCAAAGGCATGGACCCATGAGCCATCAAGTTTCCTTGGTCTGACCTTCGAAAGTAGCAGCATCATGGCGCTCCCTCAGTGCGCGCCAGGCGTGATTGGTTTCCAGCAGACACAGCTTTGCCGGGAAAAACCATATGGCAATATCTACACGATTGAGGGAAAGCCCTCGATCGGTCTTCGGTACAACTATCACCTTTCCGCCAAGCTGAACCAAGGCCAGGTGGAATACTTCATGCTTACGGGTAATACCGATGATTTCGATAAAGTGACCGAGCTTTTCACCGAGAAATACGGAAAGCCCACATCCCGCACCGCACCATCAGTGAAAACCAAGGCCGGGGCATCCTTCACCAACGACACTCTGGTATGGGATGGTGCGCGCGTCAGCATTACGCTTGAGCGATTCTCGACAGACATAAATACCTTCGGCGCAATAGTGCTCAACAAGCCGGCCGCAGAGGCCAACTCTCGGGCCGCCGCTGAAAAAACCAAGAGTGATGCCTCCAAGCTCTAGCCTCCCCTGACCGTGATCGCACAGCCCGCCTAGCGCGGGCTTTTTCATGGAGTCAGAATGGGGCCTCATCCTCTCTCATGATCTCCTCCACAGGCTCAACCTCGGGATAGATAGCTTGATGCTCACTCTCGTTCCGAAGCGCCCACCGCAGGGTCACTGAGCCGTCATCGTTGAAAATCAGCTCAACCCCATCCTCCTCCGCGATCAGTTCCATCACGGCCTCCCACGCCTCGTCCGTATCAGTATCTAGCCGGTGAACAGTCACCGCGCGTTCTAGCTGCGCCTTCGGCGCATTGATCATTGCCGACACCCTCAGTCCTAGGCGATCCGCAGCCGTGATCTCCTGCCGGGGTTGCTGCGCTTTCTTCTGCTTGGCCATAAGCCCCTCCTTGAACTGTTCATTCATACAGTATTAAAAATAATCACAAGGTTGCTTGCATTATAAAAACAAGCATGCTTTTATAAATGCAAGCCGGCTTGTAAACAGCACAAGCAATACAGCGAAGGCGTAACACCGCTGGCCCAGGCCACCGAGCCGACCGCTCTTTCGACAATTTGGGAACCCATGCCGGCCTCTGGTTGCCGGCCAGGCTCAAGGCTGACGCGACGCATCTGGAATCGCGCGCCGAGGGTCTGCACTGCTCACGCTCCCTGCCAGGGTCACTCAGATGGTGGCTTTGTACCTGGTACCGCCGAAAGGTGGGGAACACAGCGAACAGGCGCCGAAAGCGCTTGCAGTGAGGACAGAAATCATCGCCCAGGCGCAGGTGGCGGGTAACAGCGTCCGAGCAAGAAGACTGCGACGTTCGGCATGCCGGCTGAGCGGTTTACGGAGACACCAGATGCAACACCCGCGGGTTGTAGAAGCCCAGTTAGGCGAACGCGGTGATTTGAGCGCTGCTAAATGCAGCGCTTTCCAGGGCCTCCTTCGATAGGCGGTCGCGGAAAGCGGAGACTGAAATGAGTGAAACGCTAACCCAGGAGAGGCTCAAGGAGCTTCTTCGCTATGACACGGAAACCGGCGAATTCACGTGGCTGGCAAGGAAAGGATCACGAGCACTTGTCGGCTCGAAGGCGGGAAGCAATGACGGCCAGGGGTATATCCGAATCGCCATTGACGGCCGCCGATATAGGGCTCATCGCTTGGCTTGGCTGTATTGCTACGGCAAATGGCCTGCGGCGCAGGTTGATCACCTGAATCATCGGCGAGATGACAACAGGCTTTCAAATCTTCGCGAGGCGTCCCACTCCGAGAACCAACGGAATGCAAGTCTTTGCAGGAGAAACACCTCTGGAGAGCTTGGGATTAGCCTCGAAGCCAGTCGCCAGAAATGGCGCGTTCTGATCTCGATTGATGAGACAGGAAAGCGAAAACACATCGGCTATTTCTGCTCTTTCGAAGAGGCCCGATCTGCGCGAGATAAAGCCTATAAACGGCATGGATATCACCCGAACCACGGTGCGAAGCCAACTGTCGCGTAAACACCGATTTCCCAGACGCCCTTCGCAAGAGGGGCATCGAGGAAGTCAACACGCCCTGGAGGGCAAGACGATGAATGAAAAGGCCTTACTGGCTTTACGTCAGTCTCTTCGAATCATCCGCAGGGAGAACGACGTACACCGAGCGCGCATCGAGTACTACGAAACGGTCGGGATGTTGCGCGGATTGCACTACGGCGGAGCGATCGATTCCTGGCAGCTATTAGCTCTAACCGAGCTAGCAGGAAGCGCATACATCAACGCCGGTAAACCCTGGTAAGGAGACTGAAATGGCTCAATTCAACATCGATTCCCACCTGAGCGACGGAAAGAGCCTGCAATGGCTTGCTCTGCCGGACGCTGGTGAACAGCCTCTGGACGTTGAGGTGAAGGTTCGCCAGGCGGCCATGAAGAAGTTCGGACAGTCCGTCTTCTTCAATTGCTGGGAGCACGTAGTTGCAAGCAACGGCTACATCACCGTGCGGATGCACGCGTGATGTACCAGTTCTTCAAGCCGATGCGGGGCTGCCGCATCTTCTCTTGGTATCTCTACTCAGCATAAACCCATGAATAAACGATTTCTCAGATGCGCTTGGAGACAGGCGCATCGAGGAAGTCAGAACGCCCTGGAGGGCAGACGATGGAAGAACAAAAGCCGCGACGCGTAAAGGCCAAGATAACGCGTGTTGTAACAGAGATAGCGATCATCACCCTGGACCGACAGGGCGGCGTCGATGAGTACATCGAGCATGTTGAGGAACTGGAGTGCGTTGATATCTGCGAAGTGCACAGCATTCACACAGTGCTCAGCTATCACGACTAACCACCCCGCCCCGGTTCGCCGGGGCATCACCAGCTCCAACCCATTTGCCCATCCGGGCGCCCTATCGCCCAACCCAGGGCAAACCTAAAACGGAGAATCGCGATGGCGAGCAAGAAAAAAGCTGCGTCCGAAGAGGTCGTGACCGCTTACAAGGGATTCAAGCAGGACCTGACCTGCCGCGACTACCAGTTCGAGATCGGCGGCACCTACAAGCATGAGGGTGAGGTAGAGGCATGTTCTTCGGGTTTCCACTCTTGTGAGTATCCCCTCGATGTCTTCGGCTACTACGCCCCAGGCGAAAGCCGATTCGCCATCGTAAAGGCTTCGGGGCAACTGAGCCGTCACGACGATGACAGCAAGATCGCCAGCGCCACCCTGGTGGTGGAGGCGGAAATCAGCATGCCGACCATGATCTCGCGGGCCCTCGACTGGATCATGAGCAAGGTAGATAAGTCGGTTGAGCAGACGGTGGTGGGCGAAACAGCGTCGAACACCGGCGACTACTCGGCAGCGTCGAACACCGGCGACTACTCGGA